CTTGCACATTCTTGTGTTGTATGTCTGCAATGGTGGCAAGTCGGTGGCAATGCCACCGCTGAACCATCTGTTATACTAATTCGTTGACCCTTTTCTGTACAGCTGTAGGACTGTAACCTGCTGCTTTCAGGCGGTCAATTCGTTCTTGACCATTACCCCACTTACCAAGAATAACTTCTTTTGCGATAGCTTCTCAACTATCCGTTTATCTAAACTGAATAGCTTCAATTCTTAATGCCTGTCCTACAGTTCCGAGTGTTGCTACTCCATCAGCTTTTGTCCAATCAGTCCAACCACTGTTCTGAATATGTACTCGATATTCAAAGTCACCCTTGAAACATAAACATTCTATACGTTTACTCTCATTTGTTGTGCCGATAACAGTATCTTTGTTTATCGTTCCATAATCAACCCAACCTTTATCCTGTATATGTGCTTTAACACCAATACCCATGCCTAAAGGATTGATTTTAAACGCTTCTAAACGTAAATTATGTCCTGTTATTCCGATAACGTTGTTGCATACAGATTCTTGTAACCAACCTTTGTTTTGTACAAATGGAGTAGCAAGGAATTTAGCAGCCATGATCTCGATCGCTTCAATTTGCAATCCTTTTCCTTTTGTTCCAGCCCAGTTTCCGTTGAATGTCCAATCCGTCCATCCGATGTTTTTCTGGTGGACTCTGTAGATGTACGGCGTATCCTTGCCG